GCGAAACTGTAATAGTCCCAATCAGTTAAAATAAGATGGTCTAGTAATGTAATGTCTAGGAGTTTTGCACCTTCTTTTAATCTAGCGGTTAATTGTTTATCCGATTCACTAGCGTTTAAATTTCCGCTGGGGTGGTTGTGTGCGACAATGAGATTAACAGCAAGGCAATTAATAGCGGCGCAAAGTATTAATCTAATGTCTGCAACGGTCATACAAATACCGCCTGAACTTACTTTATATACTGCGATCACTTCACTTGCATTGTTCATTAAGAGGCATAAAAATTGCTCTTTGGTCTGCATCTCCTGCTCAAAATAAGGCTTCAAAAAGTAGTATGAATCCGAGGCACAATTTATTTTGGTTCGGATTTCGGGGTGCTGGTTGTTCTTGTAATTGATTGCAACCTCTGTATAGTCGCAAATTGCTTTAAGTCCTGTTTCTTCTAATTGTTGCTTGCTCATCTTTAAGTCTGTTTTTTATTAATAATTTGTAAATACTTTATGTAATTGCGTTAATTGAACATTATTCTGTATCTGCCTTTTTTAAGCTGTATTTCAATACGTGGCACTTCTCCTTTACTATTACTTACGATACCCTCAACAACTTTGAACGTCGTTGAATAAAACATTTTATTCAACATGTTTTCAACTCCTTCGATACCTAACGATTCGGGGGTACTTGCTAAAAGTTTACCTTTTGTACTTGTTTTTTCTTTGCTCATCTTTAAGTCTGTTATTTATGTTATGGTTTATTTAATATAATTGCCTTTCGATTTTAAAATGGTACTTCCGTACTTCGTCCGTATGTCGTCCATTGAAACGGACTTTGTACTTTTTGTTTTGTTTTCCTCGCTTCTGAAATACCATTTGACTTTATTTTTTGCATAGTAAAAACCCGATGCTTTCAAAGCTTCTTTGCGTTCGCGAGTATTGCCACTAACCCAAATCCATGACCCGCAAACCTCAATAATCAAATCATCAAAAGATATAATACCGTCGATTGCTTTTTTGTAGGCTTCGGAGGATAACAAATCTTCATTAATTTCATTGTCTGTTTTGCCTTCCTTCTTTCCCATCGTAAAAACCCGTTGGGAATACTGCACATTAATAATTTTCATTATCTCTACATCACCCCCCAAATCAGGATGATATTTTTTAGCGAGTTCTTTATATTTCGCTTTTAACTCCTCCATCGTGTTACATTCATCAAAATAAAATACTTGGCTCATCTTTAAGTTCTTTAACTATTATAAACGTTTGATTTTCAATATAAAAGTACGAAAAAAAGAGCAAAAATATGTACTTTTACTTCTGTTTTCACATAGTATTAACTAAAGTTTATAGCGAAAATTCGTATGTCAGATTAAAATAATTAAATGTTTGATTATCAATTAATTGAGGTGTTTTTTATCAAAAAATACTCTCAATTAATGCGCCACACCAACGCACGCCCTGTGGAAAAAAGGCAATTTCCCTAGACATATAGTAGATATGTGATATGGGTCTGCGGCGGCACTTGCCCTTACTCCCAGCAAGCACCCTTAGTGCTTGCTCTTCCTATAGACTACATGACTTAAAGCATGGTCTTGCATAGTCGATGCTTAGGCATGTACTACAAACGACAACGACTACAGGTCTGTAAGACTTGTAGTCGTTGTACTTCCATTGATGCGTGAAGGATAGTAACGGATACCCCGCACATCGTGTGTGTAATAGTGGATAGCCTGCCCCCATCAGGGCACGCCCCCATTACCTAAACCCAACCGTAGTAATAGATTCTGTAAGCATTGGATATAAATTGAGTTCTAATACTGCCCATATTACCATATCAAAACAATCACTGAAATGCGTTGCTTGTTCTTGTGGAAACTTAATATCTGTTTCACTGCTCTTGTCCTTCTTCGTTCCCTTGTCTGTTTCTTTTGTTCCTGTCTGATCCATAGATAATACCATTATAGCGCAACGATGTTGGTGTATGCGTACTTGTAAAGGATATGCTTGTACATTCTGCAAATAAAATTGAACCCTCCTGTATTTGGTGTCTTGTAATGGTGCTTGCCCCATATACACATAAGTAATCGTCCAGCCGTTGTTCTCAAAGTGTTGTACGACTTCCTCCGCAAAGGATACCTGACCGTTTCGTTTGCCGACTGCAGTATGGTCATAGAAATAGTAAACGTGCTTACAGATACGCCCCTTATGAAAATCGCAAAACTGGTCAATGACATTCTTTAAACCCAGGGGATGCTTCACATAGAAATCACCCAAAAAATTAAGCGAATTACAACCCGTAACCCGATCATTAATTTGGAAGCTGACCAATGGCGACAAAGAAGCCTGATAATCCAATACTACGCCAATTGGTTTGCTGGTATCGTCGTCGTAATCTTCTGTGTGCAAGTGGTGTTCTTTCCTATCGGGATAGAAACTATTTTCTACACGGGTGGGGTCTATGTTCTCAATGGCAACGGCATATTCATATGCCGTAAGACTTCGACGCATATTGTCGAAGAAATCGGGGCTAAGATTCTCTACATTGTCCATTGCCGATGCTTCGACTACATAGACCAAATTTTTGCGTAAGCCCGCTAAAACCATTTCGATTTTTCCAATGCGCTTCAATATTTTGGCAACTGTACCGTTGCTGATATTATCTTCAGCTAACCGTTGCCGCAATCCATTAATGGTGCATTGGTAATAGATTACTGCGTTAATAGCATCCTTGTCCATCAATTTTCGCTTGGCTAAGAGCCAGTGCATGGATGGACTTAATTTGTCCGTAACGAACAATTTAGCACCATACCAGGGCGAACTACCAAAGTGTTTCACATGACCCCGCAAAATGGGGAACACCTCAGCTCGGAGCTGTACCTCGTTCAATAATTTTGCCTCATCGCAAACAATCCATTGTAAGGACTTACCATTGGCACTGCCTTTTAAATGCAAAGAAATCAATTCCAGTGTAGTGCCATTCGGGAACGATATAACGTGCTTGTAATCGATGACGGGCGTTAATGGTTTATCCCAACCCTCGGGCGGCTTCTTACCATACACATAATGCCCGCCCTTGCTCGGTTCATACTCATAATAGCCCAGCTGTTCAAATGCCAAAAAAAGCGGCTGCAATATCTTCGTTTCGATGTCCGTAAATGTCTTGCCCACAAGACCGCCACTACTGCGGGGCATCATCACCATTTTATGGAGTATCCAAGGTGCAATGATGCCCACCGTTTTACCCCCGCCACGACCAATAAAGGCGTACATTTCATTTGGCATTACCGTGTAAGCTTTCGCTTGCGGTACATTCAATACGAACTTGACGACGTTCTCATATTCCAACTCTGCGAGTGCCTTATTCATCGTCGTCCTCCTCTTCAAAATCTGCATCGAGGATAATACCCCGCTGTGCCAATCGTTCACGGGCAATGGCAGATGCTTGCAGCTCCGTTAAAGGTGTTTCTGTCAGCTGTGCAATGTTGTTTTGCGTAATATTTAAGATGATGGCCGTAGGTAAGGAATGCTGCTCTTTGTCTTCCGGCAAAGCCATACAAGCTTTGGTATAGGCATCAAACAATTTAGCTAGTAAATCCAGCCTTCCCCTGCTCTGGGCAAAAATGATAGCGGCTTCAATCCTATCGGTATGAATGGCCAGTAAGTATTTTTTGTTGCTCTTACGTGTAGAGCCCAGCACGGTTCTTGCATCGTCAATATCACGCCAGGACGTAGAAAGGCTTTGGTCAAATTGTTTGCTGACAATGTTGGCCACTTCTTTACTGGTGTACTTGCCCGTCCGGAATAATTCATCAACCTTTTCGATTCGCTCCAGTAATTTTAATTGCAGCTCCGTTAATATCACTGAACCTGGTTCGGCAATCAGGTAATCGGTAATAACTTCCACATTGCTTTTCTTCTTACCCGCATCGAGCATACGCATCACGTTGGTGGGTATCTTATCGCTACTCATAAAAACGCTTCACCTCCCTAAGCTCATTCATTTTCGTTACCATGACCTGTGCAGGGCTACTGCCCGCAATTGCCAGTTTTATAATGGAGTTCCGAAACTTAATGTCTGTTTCAAAATAGGCAGACCAATAGCATTTATAAAAATCGCAATCAACATCTAGCATGTATCCGGCAATCAGTTCGGAGCTAATGCCGAGGGCAATACCGATTTCTTCCGGAGCGTATAATAGTTTAGCAAAGGCGCGTACTTCGTCCATTAATTCTTTATCCATTTTCCGCTAAAATTTTACAAATCCATTCCTTGTGAAATCGGCTTACCGATTCACTTTTCGTAATAACACCCACCTCCATACGTTTGTTCTCGGTATAGTTGGCCGAGCCTAAGATCACTAGGTCTAAATGTTCGCCTTCGATGATGGTTACTTTGGCGTGGCAAGCCCGCAAGACAATGCGATTAGAGATGCTTTTAAGCAGCTGTAAGCTGCCCGCCGAACGGGTTTCGACACGGTTGTCAATAACGCAATGCAAAGACTTTATCAAGCCGACATCTTGTAAGCCGAGCAAAGCTCTTACTGCGGTTTCGCTCATAGCAAAGCTGCTCAGGTACACATCGCTTTTACCAGCGATACCGATTAAACCAATTAAGAGTTGGTGCATATTCCAAGCGCCATCCGTATAAAAATGCGTATGCTCATGGAGTTGTACCGATTCAACCAGCTGCATGACGTTATCACCGCTGGACATTGTGCCCTTACCGCCGTCAATGGCAGCCCAGGACACCTCGCCAACGGCTTCATCTTGTTTGTCCTGTTCGGCGATTAATTGCGACGCACTAATTAATTTCCGCATGGCTCAACCGTTTTTCAAGTGATAACTTTTCTTCACTGTAGGCGTTTAGCCTGGCTAAAGCTTTTTCATCTTCTGGATTATCGGCAAGAATGTTTTTAGCTTTAGTGATATAGCAACGAAGGTTGTTGAGGCGTTTTTGCAGTTTGTTGGTATCGGTAACCACATCGGCTTTGGTTTCTTCTTCGGGGATATGCCGACCATTGGTCAGGAAGTAATCCCGTTTTTCCCATAGCGCCATACATTGCCTTTCGAGGGTTAATATTTTGTGCGCCATTGCTCCACGTACCAGGTCATTAGGGGCATCGCTCAAACGAGCACCTAAATTTTTCATTTCATTGAATAGCGGAATCCATTGCGCACGATACGGGTCTTTGTTTTCTTCGACCTTTAGCTCGGGCATCAGGAATTTGCCAAACGAAACAATGGCCGCTTTAGGCTGTTCGATTATTGGAATGGAAATTGTGTTGGGTTCTTTGATGGCCGCTAACGCTTGTACCAGTCGCTCTTGCCGATATTCGGAATACCCTTGCTCGAACATTTTCTTCATGGCCTCATTGTCGCCATAGGTATTATACAGGGCTACACCCAGCTGGTACTCCCTGCCGCTGCATAGCCATTGCTTTATTGATTTGCTCATGCTGCGAAAATGGCAATTGCCATGCACAGGGGAAAGGACACGTATCAGCACAAAAAACCGCCCTAATTAGGCGGCTATAAAGTCAATAATTGTAGCGTTTGTAAAGAGATTGAAAGTATTAACACTAATATTTACATTAATCTAAATCCCTTAACAACCAAACGAGCCGCAAGTCGCCAATACTGTCGTAATGATAGCCATGCGCACTTAACCATAGCGATACGGATTGCGGCGTAATACTGCTGTCGCCTGTATGATTAAAGAGTTCTTCGGTTATCTCTAAAGTAGTTAATGTAGTAGTCGCTTCTTTAAAATTTGAAGCGGCGGCGTAACGTTGAAATAGGTAGTCGAAGACTGGATGAGTTTTTTGTTCCATAAAATATGAGTGGTGCGCCCACAAACAGTAATATACCATTCGAACCCGATTTGACGGATTGCACCACTCAATATTGGATAAAACTCAATATCGGGCGGCATTCTAATGTATTACTATTTGTGGGCACGGCAAAAATAGCCATCTAATTTCGCTCTAACAAAAAATCCTACGTCCTTACCAGCGTAAGCGTACTTTCATTCGGGAACGGCATTACGATTTTAGCAGCTTTGCAGACCCAGCGTAAACCATCGATCATAAAAGTGGTTGTGTTTAAATCAATGTTATTGTAAGTAACGGCATCCAGCTGCACCAGCCAATCCACCGAAATTGTAGCGGCGACATACTTTACAAAATCCAGCCACCAATCTTCATACAAGCCCATATTGTCGGGCGTATGCCAGCAACCGGAATACACACTAACAGCGTTGCCCCTACAATCATAAGGAGCACTGCTCGCCATTGGATAAGTATAAGTACTCGGCAATAAATAAGACCTAAAGCCCAGGCTCGTTACTATATGCGGCAAAGCTGGTGTGGTTAAATTTTGAGTAACGGTATAAGCATAAGCCAGCAGCTTACTTTGGGCAACGGTAACACCGCCAGGATATTTGCCGTTATCGTTCGTAACGTCAATATAACTGTAGCCGTACAGCTCCATGCCCATTTTAGAAAACGGAAATACCTGGTACTCGTTCATGTACTTTGTCCAATCCGGATAAGTAGGGCCAATGCGGTTGATGTATTGGATATTTATACCTTTCATCGGAGGGCTAACAATCTTTGTCGATACTGTTTGTAGGCCATCCTGTGTAGAAGTTTTAAATTTACTGAGGTTATGGCTGTAAAATGCCCAGCTATCTACGCCGTACTGATACCAGGCGTTTTCGTTGCGTACATAAACCACATCGTTAATGGCCGGACTGGCTACAGCTGCGACAATATCCACACTGGTATTGACGCTGCCACGATTAGTAAATGTACCAATATCGTCCTTTACATCTTCGGTAATGGCGCTATCTGCATTGTCCGATTCGAATGAAAATTCATAGCCCTTTTGGAAGCTATCGGAATCCTCAAAATTGGCAATTGGTTTGGGGTTCGCCTTAGTGCTTAGGTCAACGACTTTTTGCGGGCTGGTAATCAATAAGCGGTTGTCCAATATTCGGACTGTGCGGGATAAGGGGTCGTAACTGTACTGCCAGTTATAACGCTTGGCAATCTCGCTGGTGAACTCAATAATGCTCATCTTAGGCACATGGTCTTTGGGCGAGAAATAAGCCATCTGACGGCCTACGGTAACTGTAACCTTATCCGTACTGCCGATTACTAAATTGCCCACACGATAACCCTCGTTGATGGCTTTGGTATTGAACAAAGTCAGGTCATTAAATTTGGCATCAGAAAACACGTTACCTGTAACCGTTATCCCCAGCTCCTCAAAGCACTTGCGCAATACAAATTTCAAGCGAAAGAACGGCACCCAAAAATGCCGTTGTTCATTAACGAAAATACTTTTTTTTCCTCCCAAAGCACTAAAGTCCGCTCCCGCCAAAAAATTATACAAATCAGCATCAACGTATTTCCTGTCGATGGCATCCCAAATATTGATCAGGTTCTCGCCACCGTCCATTAGTCCAGCAACGTTGCTATTCAAATCTGCTGCAGAAGGGAAAAGGTAATCGTCCACGATTGTACCGTTCGCAATTTTTGTCATGTAATTAATAACGCTATCGTTGCACTCGACATAGACTGCACCCGAGCTGTATGTACCGCCCAGCGTATCTACTTTCAGGGAATAAGACGGTAAAATATCCACATCACCTGGTATGATCCGATAACCGCCTAATTCCAGTTCGTTTACTTTCTTCGTACCAAAAACTTGTGCTAGGTCGGCGTATTGGCCAAATAATGAAATCCTGCAAGTCTGCGCATTCAAATCGACATTCAAGACCTTAACCGTAACAGGAGAAACGTATAAACCGTCGATTATCAATTCACCCTGGTAAACACGTTTTACATCGGGGTTCGCTAAAGAATTGGGGTAGCCCAATGCCCTTACTGCTTCACTCGTTAGGGGTACATCAATTGGGTACGTAAAATCGAACACGTCATTTTCTTTATTAAATAAGGTCGTTTCCATATCACGGGTGAGTGTATGGTTAACTGGCAAAGGAATAGTAACACTATTAACACGTATATCTAACATAAATTATCTGAGTTCGGGAAAGCGTGCATATAATAACATCATTTGTTTGGGTACATTTTGGAAACTGCCCGCTGTTTCCAGTTCTACCAATTCATTGTGCAAGCCATTGGCCGAATCTTCCCATTTAAAAGAAGTGCTGGTACAACGGACATTCAGCCATTGCCCTTCGATTAGAATACGTACATCGGTGCTGCGCAATAAATCATTCAAAGCAATCATCTGTTGCCTGCTGATATAGCCTGTGTTCGCTTTCCATTTAAAACGTAAGCCCGTATTATAGTAGGGATTATTACCTAAGGCATCGTTGGAGCTGCGCTCATATTCTTTGCGTGTAACATCAGAGCTGCATTCGACTTGACCTTTAAAACGGAAGTTGTCCCAGCCGCCAACGCTGTTGCGGTAATGCACATCGAGCCATGCGTAAAAAGGGCGGTAATCATACTCTATCCTAAAGCCAGGGCTGGTGTATAAAGAGCCGCTGCTGTCCGTCGCATAAACATCAATATACCTCACTCCTTTATTGGTGGGGTCAACACTGATTTGGCTAAGGCCAGTAGCGATATACCACATCGTATTGGCCGCTGAACCTGCTATTGCCGGAAATGCTTTGTTGAATAAAATAACACTACCATCGAGATAGGTTACCACGTATAAAGCTTTGGCAGGGGTGGTAGCCTCTACATGGTAATAGGTCAACCAGCCCACTTCGTTAGCGTCCATTATCCGGCCAGTCGGCATCCAGGTTAAAAAGCGGCTGCCGTTCGGGAAAAATTTAGCTGCACTAAATGTGGTGTATTGGTTGATGTCCGGCTCATTGGCAAAAGACATATTGTCGATGCCGCCGAGTATCGCTGTCCGGTTAACTGGAGTGCCAATTGATAATATGCTTGTATTGGCACGGTAATTAATAGAATAATTCACAACAGCGCCTACATATTGTTGCGGTGTACCTACACCATAAGCATAAACTGGTGCTGCAGTGCTGAACATCGTTTCGATAATCTTGTTCAGCCGTACCGTAATAAATGGGTTACTGCTGGTAATGGGATAAACCAAAGTCGTTAGTTTAGCCGCTCCCTGGTACACGTCAATAATCAAAGAGGTAGCCGATACGCCTGTGGTATCCCATTGAAAGGCAATGGTATTTTTCGCCCATTGCAAAGTTCCGTTGCCGGGTAATAAAGAAGGTGCTATTGGCATGTTTTATTCAAGTTCTGTTAAGTATTGTCCGTCAAAATCCACCAGCTCTTCGCCGTCAAAGTCTATTAAATGCGCATAATGTTCATCAATAAACAAATCGTCTAAGTGGATGGTGTAAGGGTTATAAGCGGTATTGCTGAATGGAAACCTAAACTGGCAGCCGTATTCGTTTTGGTTGATCGGACCCGTGAACTCCCATTGCACCTGGTCCATGTCAAAATCGTGGATAGGGCCACAATAACCCATATCGTCGAAGATGTCATCTATCAGGGCAATGATTTGGAAACCTATTTCCTTGCATTGTTCCCGTAGGGCTTCGATGCCGTCAAAATCGTTGGGTTCAATATGCCCCCTGATTTCAAAAACGGCGACCATATTGTCCTGAATATCGCCCGCCCGTTTCAATGAGCCGGACACGTCCTGCACCAGCAAACAAGGAAAAGAAACGAGGCTATTTAAAGCCAGTATCATTTCGCTTTCTTTGTTCATCCGGAAGAAAGCAAACCGCCCGCCGCTACCGTGTTTGATGGCTATATGCTGCCTTGCGAACCGCTCGAATAAGCCGATGAAGTTTAAGTGTTTCATGATGCGTTCGATTTAAGATTTTCTAATTCCGCTTCTGCGGCTTCCCGTTCGTCAATGGTAGCGTCGATCTCTTCGAGTACCGTGTAGAGGTACATTTGCTCTACCTGTTCAAAATTGCCGTAGATGCCCTCTTTGGCTATCATGCGCATTAACCCAAAATAAGCGGGCATCGCCGGAGCTTCGACTAGTTCCGCATCACCGGAATTAAAGATGCGGGGGTACAAATCATTGATGTGCTGGCGGCATCCTTTGTACCACAATAAAACGGCGTATGCTTCGGGCAAACTCATGATGCGTTGCAATTTTTTTGCATAACGCTCCGTAAGGTTTTGGTCGAATGCTTCCCTTAAATCACTTTCATCGGCTTTGCCTTTTTTCTTTGGTCGGTACAGGCAAGCGATAAAGCGGAACAATTGCCTTTCGTTTGTCGTATCCTGATACCATTCGTAGAGTTCCCGCTCTGCGCAATCAAATTCAAAAAAGCGCAAGTTGTGTAACGACGTAGCTGCACCGTAAAAGCGTTTGCCCCATCTGTTTTTTACCGAGGGTAACAGCTGTACAGTTAAATCACAGGAAGCCAAAACCCATTGCACTAAAGGAATCAATTGCTCCTGTATTACTTCGGGCAGGATGGCTTTAAAATCTGCTAAGGGCATATCTGTAAGAATGGCAACCAGTCTTACTTCTAAGTCCGCTTTGCTCATCGGGGTAAATAAGGCTTTGGCTATCGCAATCATCTGTTGCCTGTTCAGCTCATCCCATTGCCCGGGCATTGCTTTTTGTGTTGCGCCACGTTCGTTGTATATGGTTAGGTCTATCATAAGCACACCATCCCTTTTCTATCGGTGATTACTTTAGGACTAACCTCATGCGGGTTCGTGTATTTGCCGCTGTTGAAATACTCAGGGAATAGTTCAGCACTGGCCGTTTCGTCCAGCAGTTGGCTTATTTTTTCCATCAGGGCGGCGGCATCTTTTTTCATCAAGGATGCAAACTTTTGGAGTTCCGTATCACGGGCATTTTTGCGCCCTGCGTCCGGTTCATCTTTTAAGCTGTCCACTACTGTAAAACCGTTGCCCGAATTAAAACGGATATTCAGCTCTGTACTGGCTTGCTCCATGACCAAACGTGCGCTGGTCATGCGGATCAATTTCAGCAATTGTAGTTCTGCAGCACTGCTGATCGTACCCGCAAATATTTTAGCCGACAAAGCATTATAGAAGGCTGTACCGAGTAGTTCCTGTATCGTTAATTCGCCAACTACTGCGAACAAAGGCCGCAACATCATAAAGCTGCGGTGGGGCTGTGTAATAGTGATCGCTTTGCCCAGCTCTGCACCATTCCGGATAAATGCAAAATCGCTGCTGTCATTATAGGGGCTTTCGCTCCATGTGGGGAATTTTGCTTTGTTCGTTTGTAAATAGAGGATAAGCATTTCCTGTGCAGCATAACCCTGATTGGTCAATGCTTCTTCTATGCCCCTGTATTCCCATTGGAAGGCTTTTCGCTGACCCTCTGCAGTCATGGCAATAAGGCCATTGTCGGTAATGGTGGTTTGGATAAAGGGCAGCTGTAATAGATAAGCGAAGGGCGCAACAACTGCCCTGCATTTTTCCAGTAATTGCACTGCATCACTATTGGGCGTTTGCAGCGCATCGTATAAAGATGCGCCGATAATGGGCAATAAATAACGTTCTTCCGCAACACTGAAATTGGGTAAAGATTTAATACTGTTGGCTGCACCAACGGGTAAGTGGTTGCGTAATTGTTCTACGCTGTTAATAATGCTCATTAAGAAATAGGTTTTGAATTTGCGCCTGTGTTGAGCGTCGTTAATAATTGATTCGGGAAACGGAGCACATAATCCCTGTTCCAACCGTTGTATAGTTTAGCGAGGTTAAAGCGTTTGCCAATGAGCTTGCGCTCGATCTCTGCCATAATTACCTGGGACAAAAAGGCTTCACGGATATTGCTGCCGCTACCAGCTCCACCGCTATACGGGCCGCCTGGCGTATCCGCACCAATCAGGGCGGGGTTCATGAGCATAGCAAACAGGATTTCACTATTGCCCGCTGCTCCGTCCACCAACAAATTGCCTTCTTTAAGCTTATCGTCGATGGTGGTAATTTTAATACCTTCATAAGACTTGCCGTCTATGCCGACAATGGTCGTTGAGAACAAAGATTTATACGCATTCTCCGCACCGGAAAGCGAAGCTTCGATCTTGTCGTAAAACTCGTCCACTATTTGCTTTTTGGCTTTCTGGTCTGCAGTCTTATAACGGACGTCGTAAGCTTCCCAAAACAGGGGATGGATTTCAACAATATATTTAATGGAAATCTGGTTGCGCATCATGGCCGCCTTAATGCTCGGGATTGCTTGGGTAGCTTTCACCCATTGGCGGGCGGGATACCACAAAGGCATGGCGTAGTACTTGCGCCCAAACAAAGGATATTGGGCAGAAAGCATAAAGTTGTGCCCCTTGCTCCTGCTCTGCAAGTCGTATAACGGAAATGATTTATCCAATAATTCGACTTGCCCCATGTGCTCATCTTTTTTGGCATTACCTGTGCTGGCATATTGCGACCAATCGCTGCTCAGGTACACCAATTCGCTGCGTCGGGTACTTTTGTTCATGGTGCTAAATCGGCATTCTGCCGCATCATGGCGTTTGAACCCTACGATTTGTTTGCGATCTTTGCTCAACAGCAATTGGTCAAAGCCATTGCCCAAGCCCAGCAAGTCTTTGCAGAGCGCAAAGCTGTCTTCAAACATATTGCTCATTTCCAGCCAATCGTTGATCATGGGGTCAATGACGAACTCCAATTCTTCCTGCCCGTCTTTGCTGATACCAACGACTTTAGCCAATAACGGACCTTTGCCGATGGCGATGCGTGCTTTGGTTTCAATGGTGGCACTCAACACGCCTGTATTCTCCACGTCCTGCCACATTTCCGAAGGCAGCAAATTGTTTTCGCCCCATATCGCCACGTCATTTTGGGATAGGTTCGGACTGGCTACCGTTGTTTCTAATGTTGTATTGGGGTACAGCCAGTTTTGGGCGGAAGCATTGTCAATAATCATGACATTGCTTTTCGTGCCGATGGCCGTACCGTTGCTATTTCTAATAATCATATAACTCGCTTGCCGTTAAAGAAGGTGATTAACCTCAGGTGCACTTTTTTGATTTCCCTCGTGTTCAGTAGGTAGAGGTTTCGGGTGCTGTTTTGGTAATGGTTCGGCGCAACGCTTTTGCTCGCTTCATCCAGTTTTTTTTGGTTCGTAGCCGTCAATTGCTGCCGTCTGTGTTTGGTAACATTTTTATAGGCTTTCAGCTGGCCGCCCGTACCCCTTGCCACATCAGCTGTGCAATATTCGATGTCGAACACGTCGCCTTTGTCTATTGCAGTGATAACGGCTTGTAGTGTGATTGTTCCTTCCATGTGTCCAAAAGTAGCCGGACGGCCTAGCACGGGAAAGGACAGCCTTATCCGTATGGATTTGCGGAGCTGGCTTTGCGCAAAGAAGTGATTTCATTGTTGGTTTTATCCCACTCGTTGTAATAGATGGATGCCTTTACGCCTTTCTTCATATCCGCTGAAAATGTTTGCAGTGCGGCTAACGTTGTCGCATCAAAACCAACGGAAGCTGTGCCACTGTTGTTGCTGTGGTAAGTAGTAGCCATTCTGCCCGCCATTGCAGCACTGCTGTACATTCTGTTGAATTGTATGTTTTCAGTCGCTTGCGCATAATTGAGTGGCGCACTGTTTTGGTAGAGCCAGGGAGCTTGTATCCTTTTACCCCCGTTGTACATGCTGCTGTTAATGAGTGCATGAGCCAGCTCCGGATTGTTCGCTACCGTGTCCCTCGATATAATGCCTTCGCCGCCTTCCATATTGCCCACGATTTTACCCGTAACGCTATCGACCAGGTTAATGCCCCCTTCGCTGTGCCTTGCACCTTGCGGGATACCGCCGTTACCTAAGGGCATACGTCCGTATTCATATTTCGGGGCTTCCTCTCCGACAATCATCGCCATAGCTGCGGCATTGGCGGCAATATCAATGGCTGCGATGGCTGCGGCTGCAACGGGCATACCGCCCCAATCAGCCCAAGCTTTGGAAATAGATAAGGCCAAGTTGATCGCACCCTGTACCAATGCCATTGCTTTATTGCGGTTGAACTCTTTTACTTTAAGGTCATGTTCTCTTTTGGCTTTTTCATCATCCAGTTTTTCAATTTCCTTGTTGTAATGTGCCTGGCTGATTTTCTTGGCATCGAGCTGCTTTTGCAGGTTCTCTTTTTTCTTTTGGTTAAGGGCGTTGTCTTCCTCCAGTTGCGCACGGTCTTTGGTAGATGCTGCACTCAAAAAGGTGTTTAAGATGTTGGCCATGCCCTGGGCAATGCCGAGATAATTGTTGATTTTGCTTAACGTATAATCTTTGTCCAGTTTGGCCAGCTCTTTGTTCAGCTCTGTTTGTTTGAGCTTATAAAGCGCACTTGTTTTATCCAGGGCTTTGCTTTCC